TTTCTTTTCCGTAATTAGAGGAGATGATATTAGATTATATATTTAATCATAAACTCGCCCATCTAAACATATCTTCATCTTTAAGCCTAGAATTAACGCATAAAAAATCTAAATAACTTTATTTTTTTTAATCGATAGTAAAAATCTCCCCCCTTAATTTCATGCTCAACTAAGCATAAAATTATATGAATGGTACGAAGTTCCAACCGAGCTGTATAAAAATGTTGCTCATAATTTCGTCGTGAAAAGTTTTTCTATCTAAAGTTTTCAAAATTGTAAAATCTTCTTTGTTGCAAGGGTGGCGTGCACGCAAAAGAAGCTGGTACAGCACGAACTGGGTATTAATGAAATTTTTCCTATCTATATGTTTATAGTGTTTGTCATAATATTCAGTAAGAGTATCAAAGTCTTCTAGTAACTTATCTTCTAGATGACTTATATCATCTGGCTTTTTACCTGTTATATTATAATGAATAAGATTAATGTTCTCATAGTGCTTGCTATAGTTTAGCTCTTTTAAGAAGATATTTATGTGATCTTTTAAAATATTTTGAAATCTTATATGCTTTGGTGTATCTTTATCTCCAACTAATAAATGATGTAACTCAAATTGCTCTTCTAAATCATCGTAAACTTTTTGAGGTATAGTACTATTCTGCTTACCTTGATATTGGTTGATACAATCTCTGAAATGTATTCTTCTGTCGTATATATATTTAGATGAAATATTTACGCGATCAATATCCTTATAAGAAGAAATATTTTTCATTATTACTTGCTGTGCGGAACAATTAACGCATACATGAATATTATTATCCACTATATCAAATTCTTTGGACTTACAACTATTACAAATGATTTTATCCTTGTATTTCTTGTTTATTGTGATATTTACGTATTTACTAGCTATTTTTATGTATTTTTCTACTAATTCTTCTTTTTCAGCGTTATTTTTGCTAATTTTACCCATAAAATTAATTTTAATCGGAGAATTTAAAATTTCTTTGTACTTTTCGATTATTTCTGCTGTTTCTATAACATAAAAATTAAATGATATATTGTTTTCAATATCATTTATATGGTCTACCAAATTTTTCTTTGAATTTAACAACGACTGAACAACTCTTGATTTTAAATTTTTTAATTTTAGACTTTGTTCAAGCGTATTTAGTTGTTCTTTATATTCTGGTAATTTATTTTTTTCATCGATAAAATTATCATAAATTTGTGTATCAATAGTTAGTATATTCAATTCAATTGACATAATCTTATGAAATATTTTCAAGTGTTTAAAATTAAATTAAAAATAAAAATAAAAAAAATTGCTTTAATATAAAAAATGTCTAATTGTGATGAATGTAAAAATTTTTTGGATACAAATGTAATAAACGATAGATCAACTTATTTAAAATGGCTTGCAAAAAATCATCCTGATAAATTCAGAAAATTTGGTGAGACCGATCCTAGATATATTAATGCTAGTGCAGATACTAAAAAAGCAACTAGTTGCTTTCCTATGTGGTACGGAGAAGGAGCAGAAAAAGTTTGCCCTCGACCAAGTAGACCTACACCTCCTCCAAGGGCATCAACTCCTCCCCGTCCAAGTGGGCCCACACCTCCTCCAAGGGCATCAACTCCTCCTCGTCCAAGTGGACCTACACCTCCTCCAAGGGCAACAGGACCTTTTAGACCAATGGGGTCTAGATCAACAGCGCCTAGACCAACACCTCTAAGAACATCATTTTTTTCGCCAAGACCTACATTTACTAAAAATTCTTGTAAGATAGGTTATGTAAGAAATAGATCTACTAAAAGATGTAGAAAATCTTGTGCTGTAGGACAACGTAGAAGTAGAACTACTGGTAGATGTTTAAAGGGTAGAAAATCAAAGAAGAGGTCTAAGAAGAGGTCTAAGAAGAGATCAAAGAAGACATCTAAGAAGAGATCAAAGAAGAGATCTAAGAAGAGATCTAAGAAGAGGTCTACGAAGAGATCTAGAAAATCTAGATTTGTTAAAAACTCGCCTTTAGGATCATGTCGTGGAAGAAGAAAAAGCGTTTGTAAAACTGATCCTAACTGCACTTATAGAAGAGGTACAGGTTGTGTAAAAAGAAGAGGTGCTAAAAAGTCACCATTTTTTGGACCTATGATGCCTGATAGCGGTTATTAAAGTATTTTACTTTTATAAAAATTGATAATAATTTTTATAAAACTTAATATATATTGAATGCACTTTAAAAATAATTTATTTTATTATTTGTCCGATTTACATATTGAAAAAGGGTTCCGACGAGTGATTAATATAAATAAAAATTTAAGAGAAAGACCTTATTTAATTCTATCTGGTGATATAGGTTATGTAAATGAAAAAAATTATCAAGATTTTTTATATGACATTTCAAGTAGATTTGAAAAAGTATTTATAGTAGCCGGTAATCATGAGTACGACAATAATAAAAAATCTATAGAAGAAATAAATGTAGATATAGAAGATATTTGTAATGCTAAAAATAATTTATTTTTTTTACAACAAAAAACCTTTAAAATTTGTGACAATAGAAATATTATACTAGCTGGTTGTACGCTATGGAGTAAATTACCAAAATCAAGGTGTAAATATCATTTTCAAGATAAAAAATGGCTATATAATACGTTAGAAAATGATACAATAAATAATTATGTAATTGCAACACACCATTCTCCTATATTCCATCGATTAAAAATAAATAAAAATGCTCATTATTTTTCAAGTAATCAAACTGGTTTATTAAAAAAAAATAATTTGATAATGTGGATCCATGGACATAATCATATAAACAAAGATAGAATCCTGTACGATACTTTAATAACAACTAACCAGTACGGAAGTTATAGAGACCCGCAAAAAGGATTTAACGAATATAAGTAATAAATACAGCTATATTTTTTTTAAAATTGATTTTAAAAAAATATTTTAATATATCAAAATATTAAATGTCAGAAGAAGGTAATGAAGAAGATGAAAATGAATATTTCAATTATAATTTTAATAGTATTAGAGAGTATTTTTACGAAGAAATATTAAATTATACTATAAATACCTATAGAGAAGAAGTAGAGAGAAATGAGCAAAATTTATTGTTAGCTGATAGTGTAAATGAACTTATAAATAATATTCGTAATAATATGTTTGAAAACGACCTTGAAAGAGCATTAAGAGAAAGTTTTAATGAATCAGAAGATTGTTTAAAAAGAACCGATGATGATATAATAGAATTTAATTCTGTTAAATATGAAAATCTAGAAAAAAAGGATTTGAAGTGTATAATATGTTTGGAGGAATTTGAACCTAGTTCAGATGTTACATTAACGGAATGCGCCCATACCTTTCATTATAATTGTCTTAAAGAGTGGATACGTTATAAAAAAGAATGTGCTGTGTGTAGAAATGAAATAAAAATAAAATAAAATAAAAAACATTAAATAAATGTTTAATTTGACGAAATTGTGGAATGATAATGGCTTTGAAATAATATTAGGTTTGTGTTTAGCATTAATACTAATCTATGGCCTTTATCGTACTATAACAAGACAAAAAGGAAATTGGAGTAATACATATTCAACTTATACAGCGAGAGATATTGATAATTTGTTTCGAAAAAATAATACACAAAAGCAAAATGGTTTACCGAAAGAAAGCAAGGGGGAAATAGAGTGTAAAAGAGTTTTAGAAAAAATATTCAACAAACCTTTTAATAAAAGTAGGCCGTCATTTTTAAATAATGAAATTACAGGGGGTAATCATAATCTAGAAATAGATTGTTATAATAGTGATTTGCGATTAGGGGTTGAATATGATGGTGCTCAACATTACAAATATAATCCTTATTTTCATAAAAATAAGGAGGCATTTTATAATCAAAAATATCGAGATAAGTTAAAGGAGTATATGTGCAAAGAAAATAATATAATTTTGATACGAGTTCCGTATACAATAAAGGTTGAAAATATAGAAGAATATTTAAGAAAAGAATTAAGTAGGTATTTTTAAGTTTTAATTTTATATTTTCTAAAAGTATAAAATTAAAAACATTCTTGTTTTATATAAAAGAAAATGGATATATTACAAAAATATTATATATATACATCTTTGGATAAAACAACTAATAGCTATAGAGGATTAATTAGTTACGATAATAATATGAAAAGTTTGACTAAAAATGGTTGGAAAATACAGGGTGAATTTTTTGCTGTAAATCCTTATTTGAGACCAATACCTACGGGTATGAAATTATTTAGTTTTGAAATTAAAAACTATTATCCTTATGATATTTCTACTTACAAATTATTATATGATATATACGAAGTTGATAGATTAAAAGATAAGTATCACGTTAATTTAATAACATATAATAGACCAGTTTTAAACTCGATTCCTCTTTATTTTTACCAGTTTAATGAACATATTTTTCCGAGTTTTAGCGATAAACCTCCAAATTCTGAATATAACTTGGTTCTCGGAGTAAATCCTATATTTGTTTTGAAAGATAAAAATGTAAGTTTTCATTGTGGAAATGGTATATGTTTTCCTGAACCTGTACCAAGTATAAATATGAATCCATTCACAGAGGATGATGATAATAGTTTATCATTTAGTAAATGTTTGAACTTTTGTAATAGTAGAGGGAAAAGTATTTTAGATACTATAAATGATTTAAGCGATAAAAATAGTTTAAAAAATCATTATATAGTAATCGCAGTAATAGCAATTGTTTTACTTATAATAATTTTTATTTTAAGAACTAGATTTGTTGCTTAAGTTAGTATTTACTAGTAAGTATACTACTAAATACTTTAATTTTACGCATCATAGTTTGATTTGTCTTTCTTTGTTCCTTTCCTTCTACTATCTTGTTCTTCAAGAATCTTTTCTCTTAATCTTTCTCTTAAAATAGAAGAAGGAACTTTTTTACTAGGTTTTATTTCCTCTTCTTCTGAAGATTCACTTACAGATTCATCCTCTGTAGAATCAGTTTCATAGTCTTCTTCGTCTACATCTTCATCACTAATATATTCTTCAATTTTACCATAACCAAGAGTATCGAATACTTTGCACATCTTTGTTTCATTACCATCTTTTCTCTTAAACTCGAAATCTATTTTTTGTAATTTACCATCAAACTTGCGATGAAAACTATAAGCATTTAAATCAATCTTTGTCATTTCCTTAGCTGTTTGTGCAGAAACAAGATATTCCAGTTCAAGGTCAAAAGTACTTAAATCTTCCATAATTTCCCATTCAATTTTTTCTAATTGCTTTTGTAGGTATTTCAAGTTTTCTTCATTGCCATCTACTTTAATAAAATAGTACCATTGTTCAAATTCTTCATCATTACTTTCCATTAATATCGCATATTTACCTGTAGTTCTCTTATCAAGTACAGATTGAGTATTTTCAGAGTTATTTTTTTCTTCAGCGCTCATTTTTATTTAAAAATTTTTATGTTTAAATTATATTTTAATTATTGTCAATCACAATATTTCATTATTTATTTCTATCTCGTCGATATACCCGTCTAAATGTTCTTGATAAGTGATAGATAATACATCGGATTCTTCATTTATGTCTTGACTATAGGGATTTTTATATTCATTTAACAAATAAGATATAAAAGCAATATCAGAAGATATAACTTTAATTCTTCCTGAATGTATAGCTAAAAAATTCGAATTATATAAAATTCTTATTATAAATTGTTCTATGTAATATTGTAGTATTATAAATACTTCTTTGCTTATTTTTATTGTAGAACCTATATCGTTGGCTAATTTATTTTCTTTAAATAACTGCCTTGTAAATTTCTCAAAAGATGATTTTGGAAATAGTAAGGTGTCACTTAGTTTTTGAAATTTTTTAATATCTTTTATAGCAATAGTTCCTGGTCTAAACTTGTATTTTTTATTTTTCTTTAAATTTAGTTTTTTTTTCTTTTTAGCTAGTAATGAAGGATGAATAAATGGAATAACACCTCCACCTAAAAATACATAGTTAATTTTTCTAAAAATTTTATTAAATTCTTCATCGTTTCTAATAGTTACTTCTATGTCTCTAATAGTTATTCTGCTTCTTTTATTATCTTTGCAATAATTTAGAGATAAATCTAGAATTTCATATGTTAAATATTCTAAAACAGCCGATAAATACACAGAAGAAGCGTTTGTAATCATAATTTTTGAGTATCCAAAATTTCTTAAAAATTTTTCCGTAATTGAGGGTGGAAAAATTATTCCGGCTTTGTTTTGTCTACTCCCTTTATCATTACTATTGTTAAAAATATTAACAGATTTTTCTCCCTCTAGAATCGAATTATCGAGTAAACCACCTGAAAGTACAATCTTAATAGAATTTGAAATTTCTTTTTCTGATATAGTCTTCTTTTTGCCATGGATTGTTAATTCTTTAGCAATTTTTGATATATGCTTTGCTAATGTACATAAAAAACTATTTAGTTGTTGCTTAGCATTAGAGGTTATACCTGCGTTTTCAGAAACTTGTTTTAATACCTTTGAAATAAAAGTTTCAAAATAATGACTTTTTTTCTTGAAAATATTATTTCTATTTTGCTTACTATTGTCTTCCATTTTATTTATAACAATTTTCCTTTTTTTAAATATCTTTATTTAAAAAAAAACAATAATATTACTAAATAAAAAATGGAAGGACTTTCAAAACCTTGTATTTCAAGACTTGCAAGAACAGCAGGAGTTAAAAGTTTATCTGACGATTGTCATGATACCATTAGAAACTTAATTGGTATGAAGCTTAATGAAATTATAGCAAATATAATCATAGTAAATGATAGTCATCAAACAAAA